ATAGGTAATTGTCTAAATCCACGTATTCCCCAAAACTTATATTTTCTAAGTCGGGTATAAATCCGTATTCCATTCCGCCTATTTTGAAACGCGGTTGAAACTTTGGCTTAACTGAAAATATTTGGTTGAAATGTAACACCAACTCGTTAATGCTTGTTAGCTTCATTTTAACAACCTCCTTTAATTCTATTCCGCAAAATATTTCAATCATTTTTTGCGCTATAAATTCTTCGTCGTTTGAATTCTTTTGAACCTTCAGGAATTTTTGATAATTCATTAAAGGAATTTCGCTAATTGAACTCGGTACGTCTATTTCTATTCGCATATTTATTAAACTATTTATTTTCGTTTTTGTAACTCATAACAAACTCGTATGCTTTCAAAAGCATTTCGAAGTGAACGGGAAACCTTTGCATATTGTTAAACATTATTTGCACCCTTACCCCCTTACGAATGTAAATGTATTCTTCTACGGCGCGAATCATTACTAACATATCGTCCGTCTTACCGTATTGCATAGCTTCCGTAATTTGCTCCTATGCCTAAAGTTTCCATTTCGTGATACCTGAACGCATCAATAGCGTGGTCGTTAAAATTGATAGGCTTGTTTAATCGTTTGCCTTGTTTGTCGGTGTCCCAAACATACGAGCGCAATTCTTTGATTAAATTACCGCTATTCGCAGTAACTAAGTATTCTTGTCTTTGAATTACGTCTATTCCGTAGTTTATTGAATCCTTGCCTTTGGTTACTCCTTTAATCGTTATTCCGTAGCGTTTTATTTCGTCTATACTTTTTGGTTCGGAGGAATCCGCGTAAACGGGTACGTGTTTTGGTAGCAGCTTGGCTATTTCGCTATTTAGTAACCCTGTTTGGTAGGCTAACTCGTTAACGATTCGTTGCCCGTTATAATTGTATATTTCTATTATTGCGGTCGGGTCGTTTGTGTAACCAAAGTCCAAACCTATTCCAAGCAACTTCGCTTCTTTGGGTATCGTATCAATTTGTTTCCAATTTGAGAACACAACCCCCTCTAACATTCCTAATTGCCCTTCGCCGTAAACCTTCCACCAATTAGCCCAATATGTAGACGTTTTCGCTTTCTCTTTGTTCTTTTCGATTTGGTCTATAATTGATTGGTCAAGTGCTTCGTTATCCTTATATGTAAGAATTAAAAAGTCCGAATCGGGTTCGTTCTTTAATTCAGTATGCACCCAAAATTCGTTAGCAGGGTTAAAATCTAAATAAACCTCCTTTCGTGTTCGAATAGCTAACTCGTTATAGGAATCAAATGTAACGTTATTACATTCGTTGATATAAAGAATGTCGCGCCTTGCTCCCCGTAGTTTACTCGAATCGTCTGCGGAAAAGAATTCAATAACGCTTCCATTGGCGAACTCGTAACGCAGTAAAGATTTGTTAAACCTATCTTCGAAGAACCTACCCGTCCATTTCATTATTTTTAGAAAATCTTTAAGCGCTCCCCGTCTTAAATGGGGTATAGTTTCCGCGACTATTGATATTTCCAAACCTTCGTGCCGTGCGGCTTTGTCGATTAAAACGGGAATTATTCCAAACGTCTTACCCGCAGAAGTACCGCCTTGAATAATCTTAATTCGTTTTTTAAGATTTAGAATCTTCCGAATCGCTGTTGTCTTCCGAAACATCGGGGAATAATGGTTGTTCGACGTTGGTAATTTCTTTTTTCTCTACTAAGTTGTTTAGACGTGCCGTAATGCTTGCGTTATAGATTCCTGCCATACCACCTCCGATTTGGTCGTTTCGAACCTCCCTACGTATACGCGTAACGATAGTTGAAAATCGCTTATATCTATTATTCGAATTCGCAAAATAATTCGATAGGTCTTGTATTACTCCTAAATCCGCGCAATAGCATTCGAAACCTTCTATGGTTAACGGGCGTTCAAGTTCGCTATATTCGCTTCTACCTTCTTTACCTACGAAAGTATGTTTTAAGATTGGATTGTTCTTTACGTGTATTTTGTACTCCGTGAATAATTCCCAAAGGTGTTCGGGTGAATGTATTTTATTTGGTCTTCCTTGTCCCATTGTTTTCGTGTTTTGATAATTTAGATTCCTCGTAAGTAGACGAACAAACCGCTAAACGTTGGTCGGTGTCGGGAAATTCTTTATTCATCGTATCGTCCGACATACAACGCATAACGAATTCTTTTTTTTCTTCGTTAGGATTCGGCTTCGGTATTGGCATTTTCTTCTTTATAAATTGCGTATAGCTTGTTTAACTTGTTTACGATTTCCCTAACGCAACTACCGCAGGAAGTAGGCTGCATTCTTTGTTTAAATACTCGGTTGTAAATCTTCAATAGTTCCCTTTGTTGGTTAGGACTTACGCTGCTTTTTAGGTTAGTATAAAAATCGTCAAGGTATGTGTATTCGTCTTCCGTTAGGCATTCGGGTTTTGTGTACCTCCAAAGTTCGTTTAACTTTGCCTTACGTTCTTCGCATCCGCAATCTTCGCCAAGTACCCATTTAGCTACCTTGGCTATTCCTGTAACTTCTAAAATGTTTTCTACTGTATCGCCTAATCCTTCGGCTTGTTTTTTTCTTGGTCGTGCCATAGTTGTTTATTTAATTAATTCAAAATCTTGGTTTTTGTAATCTTCGTATTCCTCCTTAAACTTATTCCTTACTTTGCTTTTGCAGTTCTTTAAGGTGTTGAAAATGGAACTGCTAGAAATCGTAGTTTCTTTGGCTATGTCTCTTATGCTTAAGTCCGTGTCTTTGTAAATTGTAAATAGTTGTTTATCGTACCAATGCCAAGAATCAACTTCTTCGTAAATTTTAGCTAACATTCTTGAGTAGGCTTCTTCCTTTGGTAAGTTGGTTGGTTCGTCTTTTAGCAGGGGTAAGTTATCTAAATTTACCATTTCTCCCTTTTTTTCGCTCTTAATATGTAAAAGGTAAAGATTGCGTAAAACAAAATACATAAAACCTTTATTAACTTGCCCATTTTGAATAACGTTTTCAGGTTTGCAATAACGATACAAACGTAGGTAGGCTTCCTGTACAATATCTTCCGCGTAAAAATCTTCGCCAAAAGTTTTTACAAGTTTAACCCATTCCTTATGGTCTTTTGCGACTACGCTTACCCATTCCATTTTGTTTAATTTGTCATCAAATATAATATTTATATTTTAATTACACTTATTTGAATCCTTTTTGTTGTCGGTAAACGTATTCGTCCAATGTTCGAAGGGTTTTAATGCTTACCAACGCTCCACTTAAGAATCTATCTATTGTATATTGGTGCATTTTTAACCCTTTGGATTTTATTTCCTTTACAACTTGGTTTCGTGTTTTGGTAAGGAGTATCGCTTTCAACTCCTTACGCAAGCTATTATCGTCTATAAACATAATTAAAAGGGTAAATCGTCGTTTTCAATTATTTGCGTGTGAACTTGTTTAGGCGCTTCGTTTGTTCGTGGTTCGCTAAATGAACACGAAAAGTATTTCATTCCTTTCGAAGATTCCTTTAACCATAACGCTATTTCCATTTCTTTTCCGTTTACATTTACTTTTCCTCGGTAGTCGGGTTGATTACCTTGTTTTTTGTCGTTCTTAAAAATTGCTCCCGTGTTTACTTTTGTTTCCATTTTTTATTTATTTAAGTTTATTTCGTTTTCGTTTAGGCTATCGTTTAGAAAATCTTGTAGCCTTTCTACTATCTTCCATTCGTCTTCGTTTAGTTCTTCGTACTTGTATAACTTACGCATTTCTTGTTGAAGTTCCCAAAGAACTACAAACATATCTTTGCCTTTTGTTGCGCAGTAAAATTCGTGTTCGTCTTCGGGCAAGTTAAAGGTTAGTTTTGCTTTCATATTATTTTTATTTAATTTTAATAATTTACGCCATTAAAACGGCGGTTAACAGTTAGCAAGTGCAATTGAAACTGCAGCTGCTTTTGTGTTATGTGCAAGGCTCAAAATACTTACACTTCAATACTGGTTTATCCGCTGACAATTTACACCGCTTGTCCATCCAAAATTTAACCATACAAACACCTGTCTTTTTAAATGTGTGGTCGCTTTTGTAAGATTGGTGTTTACAATTCAAGCAAAGCCCTGCACATAACAAGCGGTTAGCGTCATTGCCGAGTTTTTCGGGTATCAAAGATTCGTATTTCATATTATCATTTGTTTTTAAGTTAAAGTTTCGTGTTCCAAAGTCGGCAACTAACGCTAACCGCCAGCACGTTATAGCATATTAAAATAATCAAAATAATTAAATTTTCAGTTCCACTCCATTCAAAAAATCCAGCAACACTTTCTTTAATCCTTTTTTGTTTTTTGCTATTATCAAAAGTTGGTCAATAT